TAACACCCAGCTCCGCGTGGTGGCAACCAAGCCCTTCCTCCTAACCTTCCAGTCCATGTACTGTGACGCCGGTGCTGCCACCGCTGTCATCACGGTCGGCTCGACCCTCGGCGGTACGTGGACGGCCCTCCCAACCAAGTTCCCGGTGAACGGCGTTGTAAGCCCCGCACCGACGCCTACAACGACGATTGAGGAAGGCGGTACTATCACAGCGGGTACGGAGCGAGAACGCCTGAGAGCAGGCTCCGGGGCCGGTGTGGGCATCGTTAGCACGGTGGTCTCGCCCCGTCTTCTCCCTGCCGGGACGTACAGCATCGCCCTGACCGTCACCGGCACAACCGCCGCGATCTACACCATCGAGTACACAGAACTGGACACCATCCCGGCCTGATGTATGGAGAGCGGCCCAATTTTGGGTCGCATCTTCGTCAGGTCCCCTCCGACCAAATGCCACGGGACGCCCCCATGCGCGTCTGCGCGAGTGCCTGTGGGCGTGTGTGCGTGTGGCCGCGTGTACGGGCCTGTGTGCGCGTGGCCGCCTGTGTGCGCGTGTGGGCGTGGGTGCGGGCGTGCCTGTGGGTACGTGTGCGTGCGCGTATTGCTCGCGTGTACGGGGCTGTGCGGGGCTGCTGGGGCCATGGGCGAGGGTAGGCCGGGGCTGGCGGGGCGATACGGGCGGGCGCAGGGCCTATCTGTCTCGTTATAACGGCCAAGTCTGTTATGCCTTGAGCATTGGCCTAGTATATGGACAAGGAAACATTAGGGACGAGTGGTCATGGTCGTATCTATCTACACAGTACCAGAGTACTAGCTGCCAGACAGACTACAGACAGAGCCCTTGGACACTACAGACCAGCTAGACTACAGCCACACAGAGCTACTCACCAGCTACAGACAGACTACCTACGGATACCAGCCGAGAACACCAGAGACAAGACAGCCGACGAATGGTAGTGGATACCACTGGACAGACAGAGACCAGTAGCCTAGAGTGACATCCATGGAAGCAAACGGACTAGACATCCACTAGCTACCAGCTACCACTAGCTACTGTGGTAGGTAATACAAGTTAGCCTCTGATGTCATAGCCTGTAGGCATGAAATGACAGCAAGCTAGAGCTAGACACGGCGTCTACAGGTCACTTGCCAGTTAGGTGGAGTAACTGGATAGTCGGAACGCAACCGACAGGTAGCAGATAGCGGCGATGCAATCATGGCTACCGATGCTTGACAAGGCTAGAGACTTAGCCTAGAGTGACATCCAAGCTAGACAGACAGGTACTTCGGTATCTATCTGCGGTAAGTGAAGCTGGTACTAGACTATGGGTCTAGGTGAGGTGGGCAACGGTACACGCCTACCAGCTAAGCAAGCCGAACTAGCAGGAACAAATAGTTTGACAGTGACACCGCAGTAAGCTACAGTGACTACCAAGCAATACAGATTCACCGCTCTTTAGTGTCAAGCCCGTAGTGTCGGGTGGTTCACCAGAATTGTGAGCTTCCATGTGTAAGGCGCAGTGCGCAGCATGGCGGTAAGCTAAGTTAGGTGCGCTAATACACTCGTGACGCAATCGCTAGCAGCGTATAGCAGCGAGGCTCTGGGAAGAGCAGAATAAACATCTGTCCGTCTAGCCTTGTGCTACCGGAGAAACGACGGCCCGAACGTCGATCAGGTTGGCTAGAGATAGTCCGCTTGTCCTCATGTGAGGTGAGAAGCTAGATAGCTTCGGCAAGGTTGATCTGTATACAGACGCCTTGACTCAAACTATCTGGAGAACGATCATGAAAACTACCATCCTGCAGGACAAATCCAAGTTCAATGCTCTGTTGGACACTATCAAGTCCAGCGGTGCTAAGCTGGAGCAACAGGTGCATCAGGCCGCTGTTAGTGCCCTGTATCATGCCGACCAACACGGTGACGTGACTGGCATGCAACGCCTGATCGACGTACTGCCGGGCTTTGCTCGTCGCAATGCCCTGATCGCTTGGGCCATCGCTTTCGGCAAGTTCGCTCCATCCGAGGACGGCAAGTCGGTTGATTTCGCCAAGCATGGCAAGACCGATCTGGAGAAGGCCGAGGCCACTCCGTTCTGGGAGTTCAAACCAGAACCAGCATTCAAGCCGTTCGACCTGCAAGCCGAGCTGTCCAAGCTGGTGGCTCGTGCCGAGAAGGCCAGCAAAGACGAGCGCAACGGGATTGACAGCGACGATCTGATCGCTGTGCGCAAGCTGGCCGCTGACGCCAAGCCGCTGGTCGTGAAAGAACTGCCTGCCGCCAACACCGCTGATCTGTCTGCCGCAGACGCCGATCCGCTTGAAGGTGTAGCGTGACTCGCCAAGTCCAAGTCCTTTGCAAACGGGGCGCTTGGCGTCCCGGTAGCATTGGCATCGCTACCACGTTCTTTGAGGCGGATGGTGCGCCCTACAACGTTGTGCGATTCGTATGAACTGGTTGTTCATGCTGTGTAATGACTGCGCGGCACGAGGACAGGCAGAGCGCGTGTGGTTGGTGAACCACGCCGCCTGCCGCTGTATCTTCCTGCCTGTCAAGGGTTAAGTGTGCTGAACTATGCCAGTATCTCCGTGCTGGCATACTTGAACACACAACCGAGTAGAAGCAAATGGATCAGAATAGCAAGTCGTGCAACCTGCGCCGTATCGTGGATACGGTTAGCCGCATCGCCTTCCCTAATCTGTCTGTGCGTGTCGAGGTTCGGGACCATGGTCTCTGCCTGCGTGTGCACTGTGACAATGGAGTCGATAACGACACCGGCCTGCCTTCGCCTTGGCGTGGACGTGCTTGGCCGCTGGAGTTTGACGCTACCACTGGTGAAGTGGTGCAAACTGCGTTCAAGGCGATCATGACATCGCTGGAGCACGAAGCGCGGGAACTATTCCTCTTCCAAGGGGAGCGAGTCATGAATCCGCACATGGACCTGTACCTTGTGCCTAACGGGGAGTGGAGCCATGTTCACACTGGGTGAAGAGGTGCGGGCAATGAACGTCACTCGCATTGGCGTCATGCGCCCCGAGAAATACAACCTTGGCCGCGTCGGCATCATCCGCGATGTCGCAAGGCTGCCGGGTCAAGGCACGTCGTATGCTGTCGAGTTCGGCAACTACGGCGGGTACGTCAACACCGACTGGATTGACGAGGTGTGCCTTGAACGCGCTTGATCTTTGCCTGCTGGCTGTGCTGGCAGGTCTAGTCGGTTTCCTGTTCCTTGTGTGGAGGGACTGCAAATGAGTGGCATACTGCAAAGTGGTCCGTTGGTTATAGACATCAGCAGCCTACCAACACTATACCGCCGACTCGTGAAAGAACTGCCCGGCACCAGCTTTGAGTGCCATCAGTCCGCACGGGAAGGAAAGGTGATAGTCCGGGTTACAGTATCACAGGCAGGGCATGATTCGCGGGAAGCTTTCCGGCGAGTCGTGCAATCACTGTGAGCAACATCGTAGTGCTGCCTGTCAAGTACCGGGAGCACCACAAAACCGACGCAATGCGTGATAGCTGGCTGAGCTGCGTGCCGTACTTCGCACAGCTAAAGCGCATTGAATACCGCTGCAAACATCATCGGCTACTAGGAGCACCGAAGGATGAATAAACTCACACAACTCTGGCACCGTGCCGTTGCTTGGCACTGGACACACAAGGGCGAGACGGTGGCCCACTGCACTTACTTGGGAGCCACCTTCATTGAAGGCCATGGCTTGCATGCTGGTGCAGCGGGCCTTGTCGTTGTCTTCGTGGTTCTTGGAATGCTGGCAGGTGGGGAGCACTAATCATGCACCGACCTCCTCTGTTCCGCAAAATCAGCTGGTTCCGCATCGAACATCTCGTCGCGGCTAAGATCGGCTTGAGCGCTGCACTGTTGGCTGCCTACGTTGTGCCGTATCCGTACAACGTGTTGGTAGGCGCCGCATCCAATATGGTATGGGTCTGGAAGTTCTGATCCGAGCCACAAGTCAACGGCATTCGAGGAGTGCCGTTCGCTGGTTGCTCACTATCCCGCTAGGAGGGAATCCGCAATGAACAGCAATGGCAAAACACCGGCAGTTATCTTTTCCGTTAACCGTCCAGACGCACTGACCTACCTCGTCAACGAGCTGGGTCTGCCTTTCAAGCACGTTACCGGCGGCACCGGCTGCTTCGAGGGTAAGCGCGAGCAGTGCTGGGCAATCCCGCAGGAATTGTTCACCGACAAGGTTAAGGCGTTCCTCAAGGAGGACGGCCAGCGCTGCGTCCTGCATCTGGACAACCAGTACAACGCATGGCTGGCCACTGCCGAGAACGACTACGGTAACTGGCTGACCGCAGGTGTAATGCCTGAATACCTTGGTGTCTTCAAAGAAGTTCCAGAGGTGGTAGCACAGAAACACGCAGGCTGGTCACGCTTCGGCGGCAAGTACTATGTGGCTGGTAAGTAGTATCCTAGCCATCAACATCATCGCGCTGGTAATCATCTGGCATCTTGGCCGCGACCGCTAGAGGTAGGGCGGCCATCTTGGAGACGATCATGGAATACACAAAGCTGCAACGCATGGCTGTAATGGATAAGGCTGTCTCGTGCATTGCTTACGAGGACGGACGTTCCCTCTACCACATGACTCGCAAGAATCTGGCAGCCGCACGTTGGCGCGAGCTGGGTGCTGGCAACTACGGTTCCGCTTGGGCACACAGTGATCTACCCGGTTACGTGGTGAAGGTGTGCGGTCGGGTAGACGGTGACAGCTATCCAGCATGGGCGTACTACTGTGCAGCCAACCCCGCAGTTGGCCTGCCTGAGTACGAGTTCCCAACGTTCAGCATGGACAACGCTGTGTTCATGGTCATGATGCCGGAGTACACATCCGCTCAGGAACTTGGGTATGATAACTCACAGTTCACACCTGAGCAGCTTGCAGACTGGGTGACAGTAGAACGTGTGCTCGGCTACGGTTACAAGCCAGGCGCTTTAGCTCAGTGGAACCAACGTACGAACGAGTACGAACCTTGGAACCCAGAACAAACAGAGTTCCTTACAACACTGCTCCGTGCTGCTGAGTTCTTCGGCGGTAAATGCCAGTGGGATATCCACGCTGGTAATGTCATGATTGACAAGCGAAACGGGCAGCTGGTCGTGACTGACCCTATCCACCAAGGCGATAATGCCACCCTGATTACGTCGATTACTGGCCGACCCTTTCGTCGCCAAGTCCACCAAGTCCAACTCAAGCTGGCTCTTGAGGCTCCGCGACAGGCTCGACCAGTGGCTCTGCCACCCGGACTGCATGAGATAGAGTTCGGGGACTTCAATGTGGTAGAGAATCGCATTGCGCTGGGCAACCCAAACAGGCAGCAGCTTCCGAAGCTGGGTGACAAGTTCCGATTCCAAGTTTGGGATGACGGACAGTTTCCCAAGTTGCACGGTGGGGCCTTCGTCCCTTCTGAGGTAGCATCACCGCGTGAGCTAGCAGCATGGGTGTATGAGCATAGCCTCAAGGGCAAGGAGCAGATGGAGATACTGGACCTAGCCAACCGCTTCAACTGGGAAGGCAGGGCAGTAATGGAAGTGGCACTGATGCGGGAGCCTATTCACAAGCTAGACTTCCGCCGTGCATGGGACAACGAAATACCAGCTGTTCAACACGTACAAGTACCACGCCGTATGGCCTTGGCCCTGCAACGTGAGCACGAGAAACGACAACGCGTTATCGCTGACTTCCAGCGGGGCGCACAAGCATTAAGGCGGGCTGTGCATGATCCGAGATAATGAGTTCCCAATCCCGAGCGAGGACGCTCTGTATCATGCAGAGTCCATGCCCGAAGACAACGACGTTGACGTGCTGGCAAGTATGGGCTTTGGTCCAGACACCGGCACCGACGTTGCACTACGACACGAGGGCATGCTTGCCTACGGTCTCCAACTGCAAGAGGACTATGAGCAATGCAACTGACTAAAGACCAAGCTCTGTTGTTGGATCATATCAACCAGTCCCATCCAGTCCACAGACGGACAGACAGCCTGGCCCGCTACATGAAGCTTCTGCACGGTGATCGGTGGGACTTGTGCCACACTCCGCAGATTGGTCTACAACTGCGGGAACGTGGGATGGTAACTACATACAAGGATGACCAGCAGTATTGCCGGTGGGACATGACGCCTGTCGGTGTTGCAGCACTGGCCGAACACCGCAACCGTGGCAAGCGTCCGGACAAGGCGGCGCCCGTGGTTGTTCCTGCCAACACCCGGCACTGGGTTATCGACCGGGAAACCGAACAGGCTAACGGCCCGTTCAGCTGCCTGTCCGCTGCTCGCAAGGAAGCCGAGCAAGCAGCGCGTGACCAGCCCGGCACCGAGTACATCATCGTTGCCGAACAACAAACCATAGTAGCCGAACTGACAGTCAAGGTGAAGCCATGATCCTCTCAACCATCGAACGTGCAATCAAGGTGCTGGCCAAGCTGCTGAGCTACGAGGCCAGCCGCCATGCCAAGCAAGCAGCCCACAACTACGGCAAGGGCGGGCATCACCTGCGCAAGGAGCAGGAGACCATCGACAACATGGTCAAGGCTGGCAAACAGTACCGTGCTAGCCTGTATGCCAAGGCCGACACCCACGAGCGCCACGCCGACAAGGCCAACGCTCTGGCTAGCAAGCTGGGCGGGCTGCTGTAATGGGCGCCCGGCTGATGTTCAGTACGATGGCGTTCGTACTCGGGTTCACACTGCTGGCTTCGGTCACTGGGTGCAGTACACCAGCCGGGCCAGCGACACCAATAACCTACGGCTATGCGTGGGCCGAGCAAGAACAGCTCGACCTGCACGAGTCCTGCATGGCCAGCATCCTCAAAGATGCACCGCGTGATGCCACACTGATTGAACTCAACAAGTGGCTGTACGAATGCAAGAGGGACAACGGTAACTCCGCATTCTGATTGGCCTACTATATGGTCCGAGGAAGTTTGTTGTGTGCATTGGGGTGTAACAGGAGAAGGGGATGACACTAACTTGCTGCCCTATTCAACAGCTACCAGTGCACACAGCGGGCGCACTTCGCCCACGGCATATTGCCGACCTAAATATTACCGAGGAATAAATCATGACCGAACAAGCCCAACGTAAAGTACTGACTCCAGCCGAGAAGATCGCCCAGCTCGAAGCGCGCATCGCCAAGGACACCGAAGCACTGGCCGAACTGCGCAAGGCCGAAGCAGCCAAGGCAGCATTCGCCAACGTCGGCGCCGGTGATACCGTCGAGTTCAAGGTTGGCCGTGCCGAGACCCGCCGCACCCTGCGTGGTTCCGTCATCGCCCGTGCCGTGGTCGATAGCGTGGACGTGGTACAGGTTATCGCTGGCGAGGGTCTGGATACTGCAGTCTACCGCGTCAAGGTGGCCGAGCTGGTGAGCGTGAACCCGCCAGCCGAGCAACCGACCGAGGAGCCAGTGGTGGATCAGGACCAGGCCGACGTTGACGCACTGCTGAACAACCCGCTGTCGGCAGAAGTCGAAGCATCGCTGAACGCTGTGCAAATCAGCTAAGGCATGCACCTTCTGGTAGACGGGCTGACCTGTATACCGCAGGAGGCGTGGCTCCACCCGGAGCTGCGTCTCCATTTGCCCGCGCTTGAGGCACTGGCCCGCAACCTCGACGAGCGCAAGCAAGAGCAAGAACCGTGGGAGTACGGCGATGCTGTGCTCCGTGCAATCCTTTGGCTGGAGCATAAGCGCATACCAGATACCCGAGCATACCGTGTGCCGTTCCTGTCACCTGAGTACTGCGACAAGTTGTTGGTCGAGGCCGCAGCCATTGGGGAGTACGCAGTCAACCCAGACGAAGAGACTCCGTATCAGATCCCCGAGCTGGTGGTAGCCGAGCACTGCAACAACCTGCACGTCTCGCTGTCGATCCTGTTCGGTCGTGTGTTCGAGGCCGTGTGCTCTGTAGTCTACGGGCACAAGCCGAAGATCATGCGGTCGATCCAGTTCGCCAAGTACACGCCGGAGAACACAGCCCACGGGCACTGGCATGTGGACGAGGACAGCGACATCACTGCCGTGGTAAGCCTTGACCCGGCTGCATTCGATGGTGGTGGCACCGCGTTGAAGACTGGTGCGTTGTCTTGCGTTGAAGTACCGCCACTGGGTAAGGGCCACGCCCTGCTGTTCCATGGTAAGGCCACGCTGCACAAAGGCCTGCCTGTTACCAGTGGCGTGCGAGATTTGCTGGTGTTCTGGAGTGAGCTGAAATGATCCGGGCTGGCCAGGCGCTTGCGTTCGTGTTGCTGGCAACAGCAATCGTGGGAGTAATCTATGGAGTCACTCATCAAGTCCCCGGCTGCACTCAAGGGTGTGGTCGGCCTGCGCTGGTTCACAGTGCAGGATGACACAGCGCTGTATGTCCACTGCGACGACGGCGATTTCTTCAACCGCATTGCCATCCAGCATGAGCAGCTGGCGCAGGCACGGGACCCCAAGATGCTAGTCACCTCTGCGGTGCTGGCACTCGAAGGCAACGCCCGGCGCAACCGGCTGGCGTATGGCAAGCAGCTATATGGGAGCAAGCACTGATGGCTGACAAGCTGATCGAAATGCTGGAGTCGCAGGTCCGCGTACCACTGTGGTTGTTCATCATAGTGGCTGGTGGCTACGGCTATGACGTGGTGTCCGGGTTCGGGCTGCTGTCATGAGTCGCCCGCCTGCTAGTCCCGGAAGTATACGAGACATCCTTGAGGTATCACTTCTTGTGGTGGCCGGTCTATCCGCAACAGTGGGCGTGTGTCTCGGTGTACTGTATGTAACGAGCCTATTGTCATGACCCTGCGGCGGGAGTCTTGGATACACCACGCCGAGACCCTGCCGGTAGGAGGGCGGGGCCGGTTCCCGCATGACTGTGGTCCGGGTGAGGTACTGATGTGCAACCGCACAGCCAAGGGCTGGTCGGCCTACTGCTTCCGCTGCGATGACTCCGACTTCAAGGGTGTGCCACCCCTCAACCTGCACGAGAGGCTGGCGCTACAGCAGCAGGAGCTAGCCGCAGAGGTGGCTCTCGAACGTGACCCTACCCCACCTACACCATGCAACACAGACATCGCCAGCTGGCCACTGGAGGCCCGCGTGTGGCTATACAAGGCAGCCCTCACCAACGAGGACATCGAGCGCCTTGGGTTCTATTACCACGAGCCAACCAAACGTGTGGTTATACCAGTGATGGAGGACGGCGAGCTGGTATACTGGCAGGCCCGGCGTATCTTCGGTGACAAGGGCGCCAAGTACATCAACCCAGTGGTGCCCCGTGGGTCCGTGGTGCCACGCTTCGGGCAGGGCAGTACCATCGTATTGACCGAGGACATACTGAGCGCCATGCGTGTCGGCATGGCCACTGAGGCATGGTCTCTGATGGGGGTCAAGCTGTGCCCCGAGGTACTCACCCGGATTATGAATGACGGCAGGCCAGTCCTCATCTGGCTCGACCCTGACGGGGCGGGCTGGGATGGTGCCGCCAAGGTAGCTCGCACCCTATCGCTGGCAGGTGTGCGGCACGCCGTCGTGAACAGTCCGAAGGATCCCAAGAACCATAGCCGCGCCGAAGTTGCGCGGTTCATAGAGGAGGCGGCAATGAATGTCTCTTGACATTACTCTGCTTCAAGTCATGAAGCATCGCAAGGAGTACGTCCGGCTGCACCGCGCAGTCAATGACCGGGCGTTCGACATTCGTACAACCACTGTGCTCGGTGACTTCGGCAAGTTCTTTGACGAGTTCCCCGAGTGCACAACCATACCCTTGGCCGGGGAGTTTGCGACGTGGTTCACCGTGGCACACCGCACCATCAAGGAGGAGGACATGGCTGTATACCGCCAGATCTTCCGGCAGTGTGCGGCTGACCCAAGCGACGAGGTGCGCGATGTACTCGTGACCAAGTTGCTGGAGTCGAACCTTGCTGTGCTGGTGGCAGACATCGCTGACCGCTGGACACGGGGTGACGAGATAAGCCCCGGCCAGATGCTGCGCCGGTTGGTCGATGACTTCGAGGCGGACCTTAGCCGCAAGGTCAAGATCCCTTTCGTTCCCATTGGCGACAACCTGTTCAAGGATGCAGTGCTGGAGGCTGGGCTGCACTGGCGCAGCGAGCCGCTCAACTTGTGTATGCGTAAGCTGCGGGCCGGTGACTTCGGCATCTTGGCAGCGCGTCCCGACGCAGGCAAGACCTCGTTCATTGCGAGCGAGATTACCTACATCGCACCGCAGCTACCCGCGTACTTCGAGAATGCCAACCGCCCTATCATCTGGTTCAACAACGAGGGGCCAGGCGAGCGCATCCAAGAGCGGATCATTCAGGCGGCGCTGGGTTTGCCAGCTAGTAAGATCGTCCAGCTACAGAAGGACGGCCAGCTGTGGCAGAAGTATACCGAGGCTATCGGCGGCGACCTGCTACGCATCAGGGTTCTCGACGTGCACGGCTACAAGTCGTGGCAGATCGAGGAGATTATCAAACAGACGCAGCCGGGATTGGTGGTGTTCGACATGATCGACAACATCAAGTTCGACGGGGATGTGCTCAATGGTGGGCAACGCACCGACCAGATACTGGAAGGCATGTATCAATGGGCGCGTGAGCTTGCGGTACGATACCGGTGTGTGGCTCTTGCGACTTCGCAGGTCTCCGCTGACGGCGAGGGTCTCGCGTACCCCACACTTGGCATGCTCAAGGACAGCAAGACTGGTAAGCAGGGCGCGGCGGATTTCATTATCACGCTCGGCAAAAAGAATGAACCGGCCTACGAGAACATTCGGTTCCTTGGGCTTACCAAGAACAAGCTACACGTCGAGGGACAGAAGCGGAGCCCTGCTGCCGAGGTCGTCTTTGCTGCTACCGAGGGCAGGTTCTACTCTGTCAAGGAGGCTGCTTTAAATGTCAGTGTTAACAGTGGACGTGGAGACGACAATCCGGGCGTCGTTCCAACGCAAAGCCAACCCGTTCGACAAGCTGAACTGGACGGTGTGGACGGGAGCCAAGCCCTTGAAGGGGGAGGTGGACTGCACACGGATAACGGCGCCGGAGAAGTGCAAGGGGTGGCTGGCGAGGATCCTCTCGACATACTCACCTAAGATCCTCGTTGGGTTCAACATCAAGTTCGACATCCTGCATGGTATCGCCAACGACCCGGAAGGGTTCGAGGCATGGCGCCAGTGGATCGTGAACGGTGGCCAGTTGTGGGACTGTCAGTTGGCCGAGTACCTGCTGGAGGGTATGCTGCCCGAGGCGCAGTACCTTAGCCTCGACGAGGTGGCACCTCGGTACGGCGGCGTGCTCAAGGTGGATGAGGTCAAGGCCATGTGGGAAGCAGGCATCGACACGCCTGATATCCCTGACGACCTGATGCTCAAGTACCTGCCGGGCGACTTGACCAACACCGAGCTGTGCTTCCTCGGCCAGTACCAGCGGGCCAAGCAGGTCGGCCAGACCAAGAGCCTGATGCTCAACATGGGCAGCCTCGTGTACACCATCGAAGCCGAACGCAACGGCATGGCGGTGGACAAGGAACGCGGCCTGATGCTAGCGCAGGAACTGGCGGCTGATATCTGCCAGCTCAAGATGCAGCTGGACAACTACATCCCCAAGGACTTGCCGTTCGAGTTCAAGTGGACCAGCCGCCACCAGCAGTCGGCGCTGATCTTCGGCGGGCAGGTGAAGTACGAGGTGGACGAGCCTCTGTTCGATGATGACATGCAGCCTGTCTACTTCCAGAAGAAGGAGGTGCACTACGTCAAGACGGACGGGACCACGACAGCAGACATGATGGATCCTGACATCGTGTATGTGAAGAGTGGCAAGAACCAAGGGCAGGCGAAGACCAAGCAGGTCACGCTCCCTGATATCGAGCGCGGGCAGAAGACTCGCAAGGCTGACCGGTACTACACATTCCCCGGCTACACCAAGCCGGAACCCGCTTGGGCAACCGCCACTGACGGGGTGTATTCTGTTTCCGGTGAGGTGATCGAGGCACTCGGTAATCGTGACGTTCCGTTCCTGAAAGACCTGAGCAAACTGGCTGGCATGTCCAAGGACTTGACCACCTACTACATCACGAAGGATCCCAAGACCGGTGAGGACAAGGGGATGCTGACGTTGGTGCAGGAGGACGGCTGCATCCATGGACAGTTCAACCACACGGCCACTGTGACCGCACGTTTCTCCTCGTCCAACCCCAACCTGCAGAACCTGTCGGGCAAGAGCAAGTCGCAGGTTAAGTCGGTGTTCGTCAGCCGCTTCGGGCCGGACGGTGTTATCTGCCAGTCGGACTTCACGTCGCTGGAAGTGTACATCCAAGCCGTGCTCACTGGTGACAAGCAGCTGATCGCTGACCTGCTGGCTGGTCTCGACATGCACTGCGTGAAGGCAGCGGCCAAGGCTGGCGTAGACTACGAGTTCGTGGTCGATCAGGTTAAGCGCCTCAAGGATCCTGACTGGATCAAGAAGCGTAAGGACGCCAAGGAGTACAGCTTCCAGTCGGCATACGGTGCAGGTGACGCAGCGATTGCAGCCACCACTGGCATGGACATTGAGGAAGTCGCGGCCCTGCGTAAGGCGGACAACGAGCGCTACCCCGAGGTGGCCCCGTGGTACGAGAAGCTGACGGCCAGCATCGAAGCCAACAAGCGCGGCATCCGCAAGGTCGTGCCACACCCAAGCTACCCAGCCAAGCAGGTTGAGCTGCGTACTGGGTACTGGCGTGATCCATGCGGCAAGCTGTATGCGTGGATCGAGAGCTGCGCACCGGACTTCGTTATACGGGCCACCGGAAAGTTCTCCAACTTCATGCCGACCGAGGTCAAGAACTATCCGGTTCAAGGCGGCGGTGGTGAGTGGGCGAAGGCAGCCATGTGGTTGGCAGTCCGTGCATTCTACAAGGTCAACAACTTCGACGGCAAGGCGTTGCTGGTATCTCAGGTGCATGACGCCTGCTACGGTGACTTCCACAATGATGTCAAGGACGAGGCCGCAGCCCTGCTGCATGCCTGCATGGAGAGCGCGTCCGAGTTCATGGAGTTCTACTTCGGCTGGCCGCAGCCGGTACACGTTCCGAGTGAAACAACCTACGGCCCGAGCATGATCGTTGAGGACGAAGTGCCCAACGTGAAGGAACGGGCGAAGCATTACCGCGAAATACTACGTCAAGATTACATGAGGAAAGCAGCATGAGCGCAGTCCAAGCAGCAGTAGCAGCAGCCATTGCCAAGGCAGCCCAGCAAGTTAACCAAGGCGAGGCCACCAGCGGCGGCGACTACGTGCCACCAGAGGCGGGCCTGTCCGTCATCACACTGGTCGGCTACGTCGAGGTGGGTATCCACCAGCACGACATCCCAAACAAGCCCAGCTATGACAGCAACGACGTACAGCTGATCTTCGAGCTGAACGGTGGCAAGAACAAGGGCGAGGTCGTTGACGGCAAACTGGTGTGCAAGCGCATCACCGTGACCGAGAAGCTGTCCTCGAATGAGAAGGCCAACTTCTTCAAGATCTTCAACCAGCTCAACTACGACGGCCAGGCCACTCACATGGCCCAGCTGGTTGGTCGCCACTTCCTCGGCACTGTCTACCACGACAAGTCGAAGGATGGAAAGAAGACCTACGCTACCTTCAAGGGTCCGAACGGCTACAACTTCTCCGCGCCGGTGGTAATCAATGGCGACCCGCTCGACCCTGAGAACCAGACCAAGGTGGCTGTACCGGCGCCTGCCGTAGCAAGCCCTGACTTCAAGGTGTTCCTGTGGGACTACGCATCGAAGGAAATGTGGGACAGCCTGTTCATCGACGGGGAGTACGAAGCGAAGGACGGCAAGCCAGCCCGCAGCAAGAACGTGTTGCAGGACAAGATTCGGTCGGCCAAGAACTTTGCGACCAGCCCAATCAAGGCGATCCTCGGGGAGGAGGCACTGGACCTGAGCGAAAGCCCACTGGCTGGTTCCTCCGATACTACGGTCGCGGATCCAGAGGCTGACCCGCTAGTTGACACCAACTTGTCCGGCGCGGTTGCTGACACCGCAGCCGAGGATCCACTGGCGGGTGTACTGTGATCGACGCGGTAGCTGAGGCCATCGCCAAGGCTGCCGCCGAGCAGGCAATGCCGCAAGCTCTACCTGTCCCGGCGGTTGTGCCGGGGCGGGTGCTGATCGCGGATGGTGACTACCTCGCTTACTACTGTGGTGGCAACGAGGACACTAGCCCCGGCGAGTCACGCAACGCAGCCAAGGAGCGGCTGCAACGGCAGATGGTAATGGGTGGCTGCGAGAAGATCGTAGTCCACGTAACTGACAGCGGCAGCACAAAGGGTGACAGGTACTGCATCGCAACCGTGAACGGCTACCAGTGGAAACGCAAAGGCCACAAGCCCAAGAACTGGGAGTACCTGCGGGACTGGATGCAGACAGGTGGCGATGGGCTGTTCCGGGTGAAGACTTGGGGCGACCGCGAGGCCGACGACGGTGCCGCGTACCACGCGATGGTGCTCGGCCCGCAGCTGGCCTGCCTGACCTGTGCCGACAAGGACTGGCGCATGATTCCCGGCTGGCACTTGGACTGGAAGTCCTTCCTACTGACGTACATGGCACCCGGAGAGTTCCGTATCGAGGGGATAGACGGCCACTGGCATGGCGAGTTCTTCTTCTGGTTGCAGTGCTTGATGGGTGATGACGTGGATTGTATCCCCGGCCTGCCGAAGTACGTCGTCAATGGCAAGGCCAAGCTGATCGGTGAGAAGACAGCGCTTAAAATTCTGGAGCAGAATAATGTCACGGACAACTCGTCTGCGTTCCGGGTGGTCGGTGCACTATACCGTACCTACTACGGGGACGCGTGGCCAGACCGTCTTGCGGAGCAAATGTCCTTACTCTGGATGCGCCGTGATGCGGGTGCTGCGGCGGACGATTGCCTCGTCTACCTTGGCCCGCTCGTGCAGCAGGTTATGCGCCCCGCGTTCGATAGACTCTTGGCGCGTGTCGCGTCGATGAAACAGGAGGCAGAAGCCTTATGCAGAAACTGACCTACTCACAGGTGGCCACCGTTCGGGCCACACTGTTGAGTCGGCAGGGCAACAAGTGCGTGCTGTGTGGCCGACCGCCCAAGGTGCCATGCCTCGACCACTGCCATACCAATGGCTGGATACGGGGTGTGCTGTGCAGTGGGTGCAACGCCATGCTTGGCAAGCTGGAGAACAACCGGGGCAGGTATGGACTGGCGGATGACAACGCCTTCTATGCCTTCCTCAGCCACGTTCCCCAGTACTTGCACCACCACAAGACAGGCCCTGTCGGCTACCTACATCCAACTCACAAAACCGCAGACGAGAAGCGCCTCGCCCGCAACGCTAAAGCCCGTAAGGCACGGGCAGCTAAGGGGAAAGACGCATGACAATCAAGATCGGTATGTTGGACATCGAGACAGCTCCAATCCTCGGTGCGGTGTGGAGCCTGTGGCAGCAGAACGTGGGCCTGAACCAGATCGAGCGTGACTGGTACATCCTGTCCTACGCCTTCAAGTGGCTCGGTGACACCAAGGTGCACTACCGCGACAAGCGTAAGAGCTGGGACAACGAGGACGACCGGGAGTTGCTGGACGACCTGTGGAAGTTGCTGGACGAGGCCGACGTTATCGTGGCTCAGAACGGCGTGCGCTTCGACAGCAAGAAGATCAACGCCCGGTTCATCCTCAACGGCTACCCGCCACCCAGCCCGTACAAGATCGTAGACACCATGTTGCAGGCTAAGGCTTGCTTCGGGTTCACCAGCAACAAGCTGGAGTACATGACCGACAAGCTGTGCTCAGCCAAGAAGTTGAAGCACAACGAGTACCCCGGCTACGAGCTGTGGAAGGCGTGCCTCACTGGCGACCAGAAAGCATGGCGCTGCATGAAGAAGTACAACGTCCGCGACATCACGTCGATGGAGGAGCTGTACCTCATCATGCTGCCTTGGATCAAGGGGCACCCGAACTATGGTCTCTATGTTAACCCGGACGCTCCGTGCTGCAATCGCTGCGGTTCGGAAGATATCGAGAAGCGAGGCACCTACCTCACCGACGTGGGACGCTATCAGCGTTACCGGTGCAATGGCTGCGGCGGCTGGCTCCGTGGCAGAGTCCTCCTCAACACAGCAGAGCAGCGGCGCCAGTTGCTCACAGGAGTTTAAGATGCCCCACAAGTTCGACTGCTGCGGTCAGCACCCAGAGTACAACCCGTTCTGCTTCGACTGTGTGACTAACGTAAACGCCGCAAGCGCCCGCTTTCTGGAACCAGCACCACCTCCTAGCGAACGCGGCGCAGGCCTCAAGTTCGACAGCGGCAAGGGCCGATGGTCCCTGATGATGCAGGGCTGTGCCAATGCGCTGGCCGGGGTGGTGGAGGTGCTGGGCTTCGGTGCCAAGAAGTACGCGGCACACAGCTGGAAGCAGGTGGAGAACGGCGAGGAGCGTTACCGTGACGCCCTGTACCGCCACCTGCATGCACTGGAGCGCGGCGAAGAGATTGACCCAGAGAGCGGCCTGCCGCACTGGGATCATGTCTGCTGCAACGCGCTGTTCCTCAGCGAGAAGTTCCACACCAGAGGGTAACAGCATGTTCTGGAAACTGGTAGCGTGGGTGGTTAGTCGCCCACGCGTGGCTGACTGGCTTATTGCCCGTGCTCAACGCACACCGTACACCCACATCTACCACCCTCGTGGTCTATACATGGGGCGCTGGTGGTTGTTCAACCCGTATCCCGGACCAGAGGAGAAGCGTAAGAACCGGTTTCCTATCAGCATCAGGGTGCACCACATCTGCCTGCCTGACGATGCTCGGGACTTGCATGACCATCCATGGAATGCACGAACCGTCATCCTCAAGGGCGGGTACATCGAGCAGAGGCTGGACGATGACGGCGAGGTGCGCTACTACGTGCGCAATCCCGGCGACACGGCCAAGATCAAGTTCGGCCAGTATCACACAATTGACAGGCTAGCCGATGGCGGTGCTTGGACCCTGTTCATCACAGGCAAGTACCGTGGTACGTGGGGCTTCCTCGTCAACGGTATCAAAGTTCAATGGCGTCAGTACAAGGGGTATGACCATGAATGAGTGCTTCCAAACTCCCGTATTCCGGGGCCTGTCCGATAGCATGCAGTGTGCTATCGACATCCAGAACGAGCATGCTGTCGGTGCTGTCCTGATGAATGCAGAGGCAGCGCTGCGTGGCGGTGCTATCACCCAAGAGCAGATGGACGAGATTGTCGCTGACGCTCGTGACGCGGGGTACGAATTCGTATGAGCTTCCTAGACCTCCCAGCCCGCCGCCATCTGGTGCACAAGCCAGTCGAGTGGCGCAACCTCTCCGCCAAGACCAAGGAACTGCTGGGCGACTTCGAGTCCAGCGACTGGATCTGGCAAGTCAAGTACGACGGCTGCCACGGTATCGTGATTGTGCACGCCAACGACGCACAGATGTACAGCCGTGAGGGCAACCGAGTGCTGTCCTGTGAGCACATCACCCGGCAGATGAAGACCCTGCCCGAGGGTGCCTACTTCGGTGAGGTCTACAACGGAGACATGGACTTCCCGACCATCAGTGGTCTGTACCGCAGGCAGTCGGCCAACCACGATACGGCCCGTCTGGAGTACAAGCTGTTCGACTACGTGCCGTACTGCGAGTTCATGTGTGGTGTGGACAACGTGTGCTACGAGGCCCGATGGCAGCGCTTGCTCCAGATCTACGAGACCCACGTCGGCCCGCTAAAGAACATCGCCCCGGCCTACAGCTTCACCTACACACCGGAGAACCACCAGCGTGCAGAGCAAGGCATCGCACAGCTACGCAGCTTCGGCCATATCTACGGCACTGACGGCTACGTGGCCAAGCGCAAGGGTGGCGACTGGACTGCTGGTGACGGCAAGAAGGGCCAGCAGATCAAGGTCAAGGACCACATCAGCGTTGACCTTGAGTGTGTCGGCGTGATCGAGGGCGAGGGTAAGTTCAAGGGCATGGTGGGTGCGCTGGAGGTAATGTGGAACGGTAAGCGTACCACGGTATCCGGCGGCAAGCTGACCAACGAGGAGCGTAAAGGCTACTGGTTGTACGCTGAGGAGGGTCTGACTTCGGTGGGCCTTCTTACTGCAATCGTGGAAGTCCACGCCTTGGGCCTGACGCCGGATGGCAACCTGCGCGAGCCTCGCTTCCAACGAATTCGTTACGACAAGACGGAGCCAAGTGTGTGAACGAGAAGCTGGTAGTAAAATGGACTGGCAAGCGATTCTTATGCAAGCATCCACACTGTAACGTGATAGGTGCGGGTGACTCTCCAGGCGCTGCAATCAGAAGTTGGCAGTTCTGGTACAACATTCCTTACTGAGGCCATGATGAATCAACTTGAACTTGAGCAGGAAATGCTGGACGGTGGGCGCGCTCGTGCCCTAAAGCACATAGAGAACAACGAGGAGGCAGGGCAAGCATACAACAACCCGTATGCACAGGCTGTGTACCGTCGGTTCGTGCAGCCGTTAGCCGACCTGATCGCCGCCTACGTGGTGCCAAGCAAGACCGGTGGTGTGCACGCTCGCGGTAAGATCTACCTGCGAGAGTTCGACCCGCTGGTCCTGTCGTTCATCACGGTGCGCAGCATTCTGGCTGGCGTGGCTGACGAGGAAAACCGCCTGACCGCGCTGGCCACCAAGCTGGGCCGTACCGTGTACGGTGAGCGCCTACTGACCGTGTTCGAGGACATCAACCCGAAGCTGTACTACACGCTGGTGAACGACTTCGAGCGCCGGATGACCAAGAGCGAGCGGCACCGCATGACGGTGTTCAAGCGGGAGGCGGAGCAGGCAGGCGTGAAGCTGCCTGTGTGGTCCACAGAGGACTGCGCCAGCATAGGCAGTACCCTACTATACCTTGCCCGAGACATCGGCCTCGTATCCCTGTCGCAGGCCGTCCTGAACCGCAAGCAGACCCTGCTGGTGGACGTGGTGGACGACATCAAGGGCCTGATCGGACAAATCACCGAGTTTGTTGCGGGTGGTTCTCCGATGGTAATGCCTTGCATTGCGCCGCCACTCGACTGGACCAGCCCCAACCACGGTGGGTTCCACACGGCGGACATGCGCCGCCAAAGCCCCTGCTGCGTCCGTGGGAGGCCGTTCGTGGAGGATGAGGCAGACATACCGCCTGTGTCCCTTCGTGCGTTAAATCGCCTCCAGCGCGACAAATGGACCATCAACAGCCGTATCCTCGACGCGGTGGATTTGGTGTCCAAGTACTTCGACGTGGGCGAGGTGTTGAGCCAGGCCGAAATGCCCAAGCCCGACCGCCCCGAGTGGCTGACCGAGGACATGGGCAAGGAGGCCATGACGCCGGAACAGCTGGCCGAGTTCCACCAGTGGAAGGTAGCCGTCCGCGAGTGGCACACCGAGACCAAGATACGGGGCGTGCAGTGGGGGCGGTACTACGAGGCTCTGCGGATCGCCCGCAAGTTCCGTGGCTACCCGATCTACTTCGTGTACCAGTTCGACTTCCGGGGCAGGATGTACGCCATGACCTCGGGTGTCTCGCCGCAGGGTAGCGACCTGCAGAAGGCCCTGCTTATGGCCTGCGATGGTGCACCAATCTCTACAGTGGCCGGGCAGTTCTGGTTCAAGATGGCCGCGAGCGCCCGGTTCGGGAATGACAAACTCTCTCCAATGGAGCGGGTGCAATGGGTGGACGACAACCATGATATGTTCCTTGCAATCGCGGAAAATCCAGTGGACAATCGGCAGTGGGCGGAGGCGGATTGCCCTTTCCAGTTTCTCGCTTGGTGCTACGAGTATGCAGACTGGAGAGCTAACCCGCATGGCTTTAGGACTAGACTTCCACTTGGGCAGGACGGATCTTGTAATGGATTGCAGCATTTTTCCGCGATGCTTCGTGATGAAGGCGGTGGTGTGGCGACCAACCTCGTCCCATCGCCAACGAAGCAAGACCTTTATGGTCTCGTGGCCATTCGTACTGCTGAGCTGGTGGCAGAAGCGCCGGACGACGACCAAGCAATAGCGCAACGCTGGAAGCGCCACATCCTGTCCCGGTCTCTGGTCAAGCGTTCGGTCATGACCCTGCCGTATGGCTCGACGCGGTTCTCCTGCGCCGAGTTCATCCTCAAGGAGTACATGAAGCCGGGCTGTGCACCGGAGTTCATGAAGGACGAGTACCAGCGGGCTGCTGGCTGGTTGTCGCACAAGGTGTGGGAAGCCATCGCGGACGTGGTGGTCAAGGCACCGGAGGCTATGAAGTGGTTGCAGGACGCCAGCGACGAGCTGCTGAGCCGTGGTGACGAGACCCCAACGTGGGTAGCTCCTCAAGGGTTCGTGGTTCGCCAGCGGTACAACAAGGTTGAGTCCAAGCAGATCAATACCCACCTGATGGGCAACGTAAGGATTCGCATCAAGGTAGGCGCCATGGGCGCCGAGGCGGACAAGCGTGGTCATCGCAACGGCATTGCTCCTAACTTTGTGCATAGCTGTGATGCTGCACATATGCACAGTCTTATTTGCGCGGCGGAGGACGCAGGTCTTGGTCACTTGGCTTTCATTCACGACGATTACGGCGCTCTTGCTGACGACGTTGGTAAGCTGCACGAGCTGATCCGCAGCACCTTCGTTGACATGTACACCCAGCACGACCCGCTCGCAGAGTTTGCAGCGCAGCACGGGATCGAAGCAGAGCTACCAGCCAAGGGTACTCTGGACATTGAACTGGTCAAACAGTCGCAGTATTTCTTCTGCGGCTGATTGGCCTACTATATGGACTACGAAATTTCCGAGGATTTACTGCATGTTTTCATCTATCTACAAGTACATACTGTACAAAATCCAACGACTGGTGGCCGGACAGTATCTGGATGACCTCAGTGCACAGGTATCCAAGCTCCATGCCGACAGACAAGAGCTGCAAGACTCAGCTAACAAACTGGTGCAGGCAACACAGACCTACGAAGTGGCATGCCAGCAGTACCAGAGACAGCTGGAAGACAAGCACGCTACCATAGTACAGCAAGGACAGAAGCTGTACGATGCAGAAGCCCGGCTGAAAGAACTGCAGGATAACCCTACTGTAGTATGGACTATGGATCCTACAGTATTCAAGAAGTTCTGTGCAGAGTTCGAGCCTCCAGTAATCAATGGCCAGAGCAGTGACCATGAAGCTGCCTTCAAGCTTGGTATCCAACGTGTACTGTCTCGGATAGGCGAACGCTATGTCGCTCGTTAAGATCTACTACGTTGAGCAGGGTCGATTGGCCTACTATATGGACTCAGAAACCTCTGCCTCGGACAAGATCCTCCACTGCCTGACGTGGCTGTACAAGCAGCTGCGTGACAGTGGTTGGCGCAATGTGCGTGACCCGGCTGGGCTGGTTAAACACTGCTTGGAGGAGTACTCCTTCCTGCAAGTGGGTAACAGCCTAGTCGCGGTGGATGTCGTTGCGCCGTGGTTCATTGACGAACAGGTGCTTGCCGAGGAGTTTAACGCTCCTTGGCAAGGCGACACCGGAGCGAGTGTGGACGAGATTGTTTCTGCCTTGGAGGTGTTTGCCGAGGCAGCAGGCTGTACCATGATTTCCCTCGGAACTAGGGCCAACACGCGGCAACGCGGACTGGCCCATCTTTTTGAGAAGACTGGTGCCCGCCTGTCCACCATCGAGCTAGTCAAGGAATTACCATGAGCAAAGGTCTCAAGAAAATCGTAAAGAAGGCTACCAAGGTAGTAACCCTCGGCGCTGTAGGTGACGGCGGGTGGGGTAGCCAAGCTGTAGGCGCACTGTCTGGTGGTCTGCTTGGCGGTGCTACCCAAGACCTCGGCATTGCCAAGGCAACCGATAACCTCGCCAAGACGCAGATGCAGATCGCCCAGCAGCAGGCCAACCAAGCCAGTGCTGAGGCAGTCGAGCAGGCCCGCGCCAGTGCACAGGCTATCCAGCTGTCCGCTGACCGGCAACAGGCCCAGGCCGCAGCCGAGGAAACCGAGAAGCCCAAGGAGGCCGAGGTTGACCTCACTGCTGGTTCTGACTCGGCCACTGCCCGGCGTCGGCGCTTCAACTCCACCTCCGTCTCCGCAGGCAGCGGTGGCCCAGCCATCCGTATCTGAGGTGACACATGGCCAACTATGACGACCGCACACCGAAAGGCGAGTTCTCGGCGCTGGACGGCGACCGGCAGATCATGCTCGACCGCTTCGAGAGGTTGGCCCAGCTGACCATCCCGAGCATTATGCCGGACGAGGACTACAAGACCGAGCAAGATCAGCTCACCAACGGCTTTACCAGCTTGGGCAGCCAGTGTGTAACCCACCTGACGAACAAGCTGATGAACGCCATGTTCGCCCCGAGCCGTCCGTTCTTCCGGCTCAGCATGGACAACGAGAAGATCGCCCAACTTGCTGACCAGCTCGGCGTGACCGAGGGCGAAATCACCGACTCACTGGCCCAAGGCGAACGCAGTGCCATGGCCGAGCTGGAGCGGGAAGGCTGCCGCGAATCCCTGTACGAGGGCATTACGCACTTGGTAGGGCTGGGCAACGTGCTGATGGACATGTCGGGAGACCAGCTGGTCTTTACCGGTATCCGCGACTACGTTGTCCGACGCAACGCCAAGGGAGTACTGACCTGCCTCATCATCCGCGAGACCGTGCGGTACGAGGATCTGGAGGAGGACGCCCGCAAAGCCTATGAGGCCGCAGGCAAGACCTGCCAATATGACCACGACGTGTGCACCTACAAGCGCATCAAGCTGGTCAAGGGCATGTACCGCGAGTCCTTCTGGGTCGAGGACGTGGACCTTGGCGTCGAGTACGCTGGCAAGTACAAGCCAGAGAACCTGCCCTACCGTCCGCTGACTTGGCGTCTCCCGCTACGCCAGCACTACGGCGTGGGTCGGGTGGAAGAGTACGCCAACGACTTCGCCACCAACGACCAGATCAGTGAGGCCGGTGCCGATGGCGCCATCCTAGCTAGCCAGTTCAAGTGGTTGGCCAACCCCGGTGGCATCACTCGTCCCGAGGATATGAGCCAGTCGCGGAACGGCGACGTGATCCCCGGCGTCAAGGGCGACCTCGACATCGTGTTCGCCAACATCGGCCAGCAGCTCCAGACCGTCATGGCACTGGGCAACGAGTACAAGCAGCGACTTGGGCAGGGCTTCCTGCTGTCATCTGCAGTCACCCGGCAGGCCGAGCGCGTTACCGCCGAAGAGATTCGCATGCAGATCATGGAGCTGGAAGGCTCCCTCGGTGGCGTGTACTCCCGGCTGGCACTGAGCATCCAAGGGCCGTTGGCTACGTGGCTGCTCAAGAAGGCGAAGATCAACATCAAGGGTACGGCTATCAAGCCGACCGTGATTACCGGGCTTGATGCCTTGTCCCGCAACGGCGACCTTGAGCGCATGCGTGCGTTCCTCGGTGACGTGGCGGCACTGGACAACATCCAGCCACCAACCCGTGCCATCCTCAACGCCGACAACATCGTCTCCGACATGGCTGCCGGTAACGGGGTGGACAAAGGCCGCTACATCCTGTCACCAGAACAGCAGCAGGCCAACGCCGACCGCATGCAAGCGCAGGCGCTTACACAGCAGGCCGCCGTGAACACGGTGGACGCACAAACTATTCCGAGTGAGGCAACAGCATGAGTGAAGAAGTCGAAGTCCAAGGCGGTGAACAGACAGCCCAACCGGCTGTGACCATCGAGACCAAGAAGCCAGACAACCCGGCTCCTAAGAACGAAGGAAAGCCAGCCGACAAGCCAGACCCTGCCAAGGCCGACGAGCCAGAAGTCATCCAGTACGAATCCACTGGCGACCCCAAGCTCGACGTTGCGCTGGCGTTCTTCGGTCGGGCCGGACTGGACGCTGAACACCCTGCCATTCAGGCTGCGGTGAACGGTGACTTCTCTCTGCTGGCTGCCGTGCTAGAGGAGAAGGGCGTGTCCGGCTGGCAAAGCCACGTCGCACTGGCCAAGGAGGCCCACGAGAAATTCAAGGGTGAGCGCGAGGCCAGTGAGGCCAAGATCGTGGAGTCGGTGGTAGGGGCGCTGGAGAAGGCTGGGTACACCAACGAGCAGTGGGGCGAGGCCATCGGCTGGGCGCGTGAGAACGCAGAGCCGGAAGAGCTGGCCGCACTGAACCAGATGCTGAGCACCCCGTTCGGCGCCAAGGCTGCCGTTGCTTACCTGACCGGCCTGCACCGCGAGGCCAGCGGCGTGGAGTACGCCCCGCAGAAGTCTGCTGTCCGTGAGGATGCAGGCGCCCGCCCGGCGAACGCCAGCGCTGACACCAGCCCATTGAGCCGCGCCGAGTTCGCTCGGGAGGCCGAGAAGCTGGCCCGGAAATTCGGCAGTAACGAGTACATGTCAAGCCCAGAGTATCGCGCTCTGCGTGCCCGCGTGAAGTAATGCGACCGTCCCGGCCCGGTAGGCCGGGGCTTTCGCTCGTCTGGCCATTGGCCTACTATATGGACAAGGAAACTTTCCTCCCATACCCAATTGAAGGAGGGTGCCCATCATGGCACTTGATGCGTATACAGTAACTCGCCCCAATGCCAAGAATTTGGGCTCCGATCCGCTGGAACTTGTAATTGAAGAGTTCACCGGGATCGTTGAGGGCACCATCCAACGTCGCTCCGTTACCGAAGGCTGGCTCCCAGTCCGCTCGGTGAAGGGTACTGCGACTGTCACCAACTATGCTGTCGGTGAATCGACTCTGCAGAAGATCGTTCCCGGCCAAATCCCTGACGGCGTGACCTCCGCCTTCTCCAAGAACTCGGTCACTATCGACCGCTCGATCATCGCCCGTGCCGCTCTGCCAGAACTGGATACCTTCCAGACTGTGTTCGATGCACGCAAGCAGATCGGCATGGAGCACGGCAAGAAGATCGCCAAGCTGAAAGACCAGTCGTTCCTGATTCAGGGCATCAAGGCTGCGCAGGCTGCTACCTCGGCCTACGGCACCCCACTGCCTGGGTTCAGCGGCGGCTCGGTACAGACCCTGGCCAGCGCAGCAGACAAGGCTGACGCGGCTAAGCTGTACGACGCTTTCGGTGGCCTGTTCACCAAGATGGAAGGCAAGGACGTTATCCCAGTGGATGACGACGTTGTGATCTTCCTGCGCCCAGACGTGTTCTACACCCTGCTGGACGCTGAGCAAGTCATCAACGGTGAGTACGTCACCAGCGAAGGCACCAGCATTCAGGGCCACATCTTCAAGGCCTTCGGTGTGCCTGTTGTCTCGACCAACAACCTGCCCAACTGGGTAGAGGCCGAGGCTACTCCCGGCACCGTGTCTGCCATGATGGGTCCAGACTACGTTGGTGACTACACCAAGGTAGTGGCTCTGGCCATGTCGCCTAAAGCTCTGCTGGCTGGCGCAAACATCGAGCTGAAAACCAACGCCTTCTTCGACGACCTGAGCAAGTGCTACTTCGTTGACGCATGGCTGGCCTACGCCTCGACCCCTGACCGCAGCGAATACGCCGGGGTCATCATGCAGCCCTAAGCAACACCCCGACCCCACCTGCCTTTGCGCGGGTGGGGTTTTTTGCGTTTTGGAGGTTCACATGGCGTTCATCACTGAGCTAGACATCGTGAACTCCTGCCTCAAGTCGATGGGCCGCTCGCCCATTAACTCCTTGACGGGCGGGAGTCCTATCATCGCATCCGCCCTGTCCTCGCTGCGCACAGCGATGATGGAACAACAGGGGATTGGCTGGTGGTTCAACACCGAATTCCTGTCGCTGGATGCAGACACCGATGGTTTCTACTACATCCCTGCGGATACGCTGGCCGTCGTGCCAGACGCTAACCCACCGTGGATGACGAGTCGCGGCAGCCGTATCTACGACACGCGGGTCGGTGACTATTACACCGGGCAGGGCAAGCTCAAGGTCGTACTGACCCGGCTGGTCCCACTCGATGACTTACCCTATCAGGCCCAGCGGCTGGTCGAAACCGGCGCCGTGCTCGACTTCCAGAAGGCGTTCGACGCCGACGACGGTAAGGTCAAGCAGGCTACCGAGGACTACACCAACGCCTTCGGCATCATCCGCGCCCAGCACATCCGGTCTGTCAAGGCCAATATGCTACGGCAGGGGCAGGGTGGGATCAACACTCACAGGCAGCGCCGCATTTATGGGCGCGACGAGAGGTATTCATGAGCAAGGAAACCGGCTCCTTTGAGAGCATCATCCGAGGCGTCTCGGAGCAGGTTCCGCACGACCGCTTTGTCGGTCAGCACTGGATTCAAGACAACTTCGTCTCTGACCCAGTACGCGGCCTTGCTCGCCGCCACGGTTCATTGGTACGCTGGGAGAAGACCCTCACCGGCGTTGCCCTGACTGACGAGACCTACACGGACGCAACGTACTTCAAGGAGTACACCTTCTTTGTCAACAGCGTGGAATACTGCCTGATGTACCGGCCTGACATCAAGCCGTCCGGCAGTACCTTTCCCGGCCTGATCTGCATCAACAAGGACACGTACCAGATCATGGACGTGCTGGTCAACCCGGCTGACGCTGCTACTGTGACGGCTGCGCTCAACGGCGGTATCTCAGCAGTGGGCAACATCGCCAAGTACATCCTGCTGGCGCCGCGCTACGTGGCTCCGTCCGTGACCACCATCAACAGGCTGGGCAACACCAGTAACCTGTCGGTGGTGTGGATTCGCAGCGGCTCGTACTCCCGCACGTATACGGCCAAGATTACCAACGGCTCGGGCACCAAATTCACCGTCAGCTACACTACGGTGGCTAGCTACTACCCCGGCACCCTGACCACTTCGGACATCCCGGCCACAGCCACGGATTACCAGAAGCAGGTCAACGACCGCGTGTACGCCTACCAGACTGCAGTCAACCAGTGGATCGGTACTGCGGCTGCGGACATCCAGCCCGCTAACATCGCCCTCAAGCTCGGCCAAGCGCTGATCGCCGCAGGGGCTGTCGCTGGCACCACCGGCTGGAACGGTGCGCACATGGTATCCAGTGACGCCTACTTCGTTGAGGTTGACGACGGTGGCGACGGCTCGTCCATGAAGGGCATTGGCCAAGAAGTGCAGTCGGTCAACGACCTGTCGCCATTCCACTATCCGGGTAAGGTGGTCCGCATCCGGCCGAAGGGCGTAGGCTCTGGCGACGACGCAGGCGTGTTCTACGTCACTGCCAAGCCCAAGGACAACACCGGCTTGCTGGACTGGAAGGAAGTAATCTGGACCGAAGGTGCTGGCACTGAGCAGGTGCCTGGCTTCGTCACACTGATTGGCGAGATTATCGGCTCCAACATGTACCTCGCATCCAACGTCACTGACCTTGCCGCTGTGTCAGGCGATTCCAACCAGACGGATTGGTCGCACTCGCTCGCTGGCGACTTGGACAGTACGCCGATTCCCGGATTCTACAACCGGCGCATCGACTACATCGGGACGTTCCAAGACCGACTAGTGTTCATCAGCGGCTCGACCATCTGCATGTCAAAGTCGGGAGACTACTTCAACTTCTACCGCCAGAGTGCACTCACCATCGCTGACGACGACCCTATCGAGGTGTTCGCGTTGGGCAGCGAGGGCGACGTAATCACTGACGGCGTGATGATGGACCGGTCCCTCCTGCTGTTCGGTAAGCAACAGCAGTACGCGCTCGACGGTCGCCAGCCCATGACGCCGAAGACGCAGTACGTGGCAACGCAGTCGGCTTACGAGGATACCACGACCTGCCCACCAGCAGGCTCGGGGAACTTCATCTTCTTTAGCCAGCTGCGTGACGGCAAGCTGACTGTGCAGCAGATGCAGACCGGCGACTACGCTGACTCGTTCCGGGCGTTCGAGATTACTAGCCAGCTGGACGGCTACCTGTCTGGCACGCCACGGCAGATCCTCGCACTGACCAGCCCGTCAACGCTGGCAATCCGCACGCGGGAGTTCACCAATGGGTTCTACGTGTTCAACTATCTGGACACGGCAGACCAGACCCAGCGGCTATACGACTCGTGGTCACGGTGGTGGTGGTCCACTGCCCTCGGCGTACTGGTCGGCATCACTGGCCGCAACGGCAGCATCCTCAGCCTGACCCTGCGCTACGGCGCCGGAGACCGTGTGATGCTGTGCCTAGACGAGTTCAGCCGCTCGGCAGCCCTGAGCACCAACCCGTACCTTGACAGCATGCGCGAGTGGAGCTTCACGACTGGCAGCATCAGCCCAAGCTGGACGCCGGTCGGTGTGCAGGAGAGCGCCGTGGCCATGCCCAAGACAGCAGGGCAGTACTTCCTGCTGGGCCAGCCGTTGGCCGATTGGGAGAAACTGGAGGACGCACTGCCACCCGAGGTGGACATGGACACCGCCATGATGGGTACGCTGTTCGACAGCGAGGTAGAGCCTACCGCCCCGTACATGCGGGACAAGAAGGAGAAAGCTATCCTCGACGGCACCCTGATCCTCGGCTCGTACAAGGTCACGCTTAGCAACTCGGCAGCGATGCGGGGTTACATCCGGGGCATGGACCAAGACGTATCGCAGCAACAGCAGGTGCTCGACTGGATCTACCGACCGACTGGCAGCTGGATGCTGAACACACAGCAGATCGCCGCGACCATCACCGTTCCTGTGGACATTCAGCAGGAGGTGCGCGAGTTCAAGCTGCGGCTCACCTCCAGAAACTGGCTCCCGCTTACCCTCAGCAGCATTGAGTGGGCGGGTCAATTCTACACGCAGAGGAACGCATAATGTGGGCACTCGCCGCGATGTTCGGCCTGAATCTGCTGAAAGGCCAACAGGCTAAGAAGCAGATCAAGGCCAACAACAAGGCAGCCGTCCAGAACGCAGCGATTCAAGACCAGCTCACCCAAGCCAACAACACAGTAGCTGCCGCATCCGGGGCGTTGTCCCGGTTCCGGCAGTCGCTGGGCAACCAGCTGATCCTCAAGAACGCAGCGAAGCAGACGGATGCCTTGGCTAAGAACCTGATCCGGCAACAGGAGCAATCCCAAACGCAGGGTCTCAACACCAAGCTACAAGCTGCCGAAGCCACTGGGGCACTGATGGCCGCAGCCAGCGCTGCCGGTATCGCCGGTGGCACCATCAACCAGCTCAACTCCGTTATCCGGGGCCGGGCAGCACGGCAGGAGGAGCAGCGCCAGCGGGCAGGGCGGTACGCAGCACAGGATACATTCGACCGCATCCGCACCGTCAACGAGAACGCTATCTCCTCCTTGGACGACACGGTGTTCCTCGACCGCGTGACGCAGGTCAAGGCTGTACCCAACCAGCAGGCCGTGCCCAGCACGCTGTCGCTGGTCGGCAACGCGGCTCTCTCGACCCTCGGCTCACAGGCCGGTATCGACGCCGTGTCCCAACTCGGCACATTCTTCAAATCCACACCGGCATCAGGTGCAGCACTGCAAGTAGGCGGATTCAACCCAGTCACCCTGTCTGTGGAAGATCCAACCTTCGGTGCTCCAGCCAGCTGGTTCAGGAGTTAAGACAATGGCAGGACCATTCCAGTATGACCTCGGCAGCGGCGCTATTGACGTTGCCGGGACACCGCAAGCAGGTACTCCCAATCAGTCGTTGGGGGCTGGCGGGTTACAGGGCGGCGGCGTCATCCGTGGCGTGGCCCCTGTAGACGCACCGCAGGAGGACCGGACTCTTGATGCCGTGATCGAGATTGGTCAAGGCATCCTGAGCCGCAAGCTCAAGGACCAGCAGAACAAGGCGTTCCTGACCGGCGTGCAGCGCGTGATGACCGGCGAAGCCCTCAAGGACATCGTAGACGAGCAGCCGTGGTACACGCAGATCTTCGGGCCGTCCAGTACTGCGCAGGGCGCCCGCGCCTACACGCAGATCGCGCAGGTGGACAAGTACACTGCAGACCTGTACGGTGACATGGACCGGCTCCAGAAGATGACGCCAGACGAGGTTGGCTCCGAAGTCATTGGCAGGATGAACAACTTCCTGACCGGCGACGACGCGGCTGACAGCGCCATCCAGCTCAAGATGGTCGAGGCGGCAGGCCCGTTCTTCAAGGCGCACGCCAAGCAGCACTACAAGTGGCAGCAGACGGATATGCAGACGCAGGTCACGAATGCCATGTTGCAGGCTGGCGACACCATTCAGGCCGCAGCACGCGGCTGGCAGGAAGGCACGGCCACCCAACAGGACCGCGACATGGCCCTGAGCGGAGCACTGGCCAGCTGGCAGCCGCTGGAAGGCCAGTCCGCTCAGTCGTACTGGGAAGCCGTCAAGACTGCTACCATTACCAGCATGGCCAAGGGCAACCACTACATGGCGCAGGCCGTGTGGGCCAAGCGTGACGGCGAGCACAGCCTGTTTGAGGCCGCGCCAGCCGACGTGCAGCTGGAGCTGCTGAACGCCCGCGACACCTACGAGGCCAAGACCCGTGAGAAGGAGGGCACGCTGGAATTCGGCGCCGAAATGGGCCGTATCCAAGGCCTGATGGCGACCGGTCAGATGTCTCCAGCCGAGGGCGTGGCTGCTATGGAGAACGTCAACACGCAGTTCCGGCTCAAGACCGGCATTGACGGTGATGTGTACGACAAGAAGGACGTGGCTCGGTTCATCCAGTCCGACTACTCGGCGTACTACAAGGCCGCGCAGGCTGCGCAGAAGGCCCGCGCCGAGGGCAGCAAGGCCCAACAGACGCTCAACGAGCAGGTTAGCAGCACCAGCACGGCCACCATCCTTGGCAATGCGCAGGCTGCACTGGACTCTGGCATCCCACGGCAGGTCGTGGACAACACCTTCCTCGGTGTGGTGTCCGCACAGGCCGAGGCTGGCAAGGATCCGATGGAGCTGATCGTCAAGAACTACGTGGGTGCGGGTGGTGGCGGCTCTGGTTACGTCAACAGCGCCATCAAGAACAACCTGATGTCTGGCATCTTCGCCAGCTCGGGCGGCTACACCCCGATGCTCGACCAATCGGTAGCGCAATACGACCAGATGGTAGCACGTCCGGGCGGTAAGGCTACTGCCCTCGGGTACTTCGGGCCTGATACCGTGGTACAGATCGAGAACTACAAGCAGTACCTGTCCAACGGCAAGCTGGCTCCCGAGCTGGCATGGCAGGCAGCCTTCGGGAAGCCAGTCAACAAGCTGCAAACCACGCCCAAGGCGAAGATGCAGACCAAGCTGCTGGATAGCGTCAAGGATGACCAGCCCGGCCTGTTCGGCCAGCTGTTCGCAGGCTCCACGCCACTGACGCAGAACAACACTGGAGTGCTGGCCAACGCCACTGCACGCAACTTCGATATCCTACGCCAGCAGCTGGGTATCTCGGACTCCGAAGCGACCGCCATGGCCCTGAACATTGCCAAGGAACAGGTCGATATCGTTGGTCCGTATGCCTACGAGAAGTCCAGTGCTGACCAGCAGTCCCTCGGGCAGCTCATTGGTGCTGCACCTGACGCCGCAGGCCGGGCATTCTCCGACTTCATGCAGCAGAAGGCCAGTGCGCAGGGCTTCAAGCTCCCTGCCGGTAGCGCTAAGACCGCCGAACCACTGCACGAGTACACCAACCTGTTTGGTGGCAAGTCTCGTGGCAAGGCTCCGTGGGAACAGAAGACCGGTGGAACCAACTTCTGGGAACAGTGGGGCAAGGATGGCACCGACAGCGTTACATTGGTACGCGGACAGGACACCGTTGATGCAAACGGTAAGGTCACTGCCCGTTGGGTACTGATGGGCACCACGCCAGAGGGCAAGACTGTCCAGATGGGCGTCACCAGTGACGAACTGCGCAAGTTCTACGAATCTCAACCCTATTTCAGAGAGTAACCTAAGTCGAGCCGCTTCCAACGAGGCGGCTCCGCTGAGGCTACTGCAACGGAGAACACAATGGAAATCAAAGACCTTAAATCAGCCGAGGCGGTAGCAGAAGACAAGAACGCCGAGGTTGTACAGACTGCAGTTGATGACAGCCGTGCACTCCGCGCCACCCCAAGCGGGTACGGCGACCGCATGGACATCGACCGTGCCACTGATACCGGTAAGTTCCGCAACGGCCTGTCCGTCCGCAGCGTGCGTGACGCCAACAAGGCCCTCAAAGGCACCCAAGCCAGCTTGAAGGGCTTCGCCAAGAACGCCACCGTGCAAGCGCTGGGCGCCATGGTGACTCAGGGCCAGGCACTGGGCCGTACCGAGGACGATTTGCAGCAGGACGGCATCAGCCTTATCCAGCAGAAGTCCAAGGACACCTACCACCTTTCCAACGAGCAGGCAGCCGCAGGCAATCAGGAGCCGCAGTTCGCCACCGACCTTGAGCAGGTACGCGCTATCGAGCGTGCACAGGCCAACGCCGAGACGGAGCGCCAGCAGGTCGGCTTCGGTGACATGGTGGGCGCTGCCTTCAACCAGACCACCGCGATTCCTGCCCTGCTCCAGTCGATCAACCGTCCTGAGTACCCAGCTGACCCGACCTACGACTACAACTCCCGCCGCGACCAAGTGGAGTACGGGCTGTCCGAGGAGGACCGGCAGTTCATGCGGGAGAGCCGCTCGCTGGCCGAGGAACAGGCCCGTATGGCTGAGGTCAAGGCCCGTATGGACGACCTCAACAAGCTGTCCGCACACGGCCCAGCGTGGGCTGTAGCCGCCTCCCTGACCGGTGGCCTCATTGACCCAGTTGGCTGGGGTGTGGGCCTCGGCGTGGGCAAGGCAGCGCAGGTTGTCGGCCTTGGCTCCATCGCGGCCTTCCGCAGCGGTATGGTAGCGAAAGGCGTGGGCCTTGGGGCAGTGGAGGGGACCGTTGGGAACGTCGCTATTACCGGCCTCGTAGACGCCGCTGGCGGCCATGTCACCGACCGCGACTACGCCTATGCCGCTGGCTTCGGGCTGGCCTTCGGTGGCCTCGGGGCGCTGGCAGGCATGCGTGCTGCCGGGGAGGGCGCCAACGCCCGTATGGGGGCCGCTGCTGACGAGTTGAGCCGTGCAATGGACGAGACCCTTATGGATGCCCACGTCGTGCTGAGGCAGGCCCGTGAGGCCGCTGGCGCGAAGGCTCCAGAGGTGGACATCCAAGAGTCAATCGTCCCGCAGGTCAATGAGGAGGTGGCAGCTATGCGCAGCACCGAGCCTGTCCGTATGGAGTTCAGTACCACGGTTAAGGAGAAGCGCCCGCTCAAGCAGTCCGAGGGCGTGAGCACCTCCGCCCGCGAGCACCTGACCGCCCTGTCGCAGCAACTGGACGACCCACTGCTGTCGGCCCAGGCAACACGCCTGTTGTCCGTCATGGGCGACGACATCAACATCGTCACCAGCGCTGGTGTCAAGCGTGCGAACTACAACCCGTCTACCCAAACCATCCGCCTGAACCCAGCCGATGAGCCGTGGACCGTGATGCACGAAATCACTCACGCCATCACCGCTGACCGCATGCAGTGGGGCGTGTTCAACCCTGAGACTGCCATCGGCAAGCTGACCAAGGAAGTAGATGCACTGCGTCAGGTGGCCAGCAAGGCTGCCAAGGGCAAAGAGTTTGAGCTGCACACCAAGTACTACCTCAAGAACAAGGATGAGTTCGTGGCTGGCCTGTTCTCGCAGGACAAGGAGTTCCTGAACTTCCTTGCCACCGTGCCTGTACGCGGAGACGGCAAGTCCCTGCTTAACTCTCTGGTGCAGACCGTGCGCCGTGTGCTTGGCTTGAGCGCCAACGAGGAGTCGGTGCTTACTCGTGCCTTGGCCGTGAACGACGACCTGCTGAATCAGCCTGTGATCGTCAATCTGGAGCGTACTGTCAAGCTCAAGTCGGGCAACTTCAAGGTGGAGAACTACGAGCGGTTCATCGGCGCCGAGCAACACCGCGCTGGACAGGCCATTCAGGATGCAGCCGCTGCCGACACACTCAAGGACTTGAACGCAGCAGCTACCAAGTTGGCCCCAGAGCCAAGCCCGGAGGCCGTGCGTGCCGAGCTGGACAACATCATGCGCAGCCGGTACAATGCCGCCATGCAGATCGTTCACGCCCGCGTGGCCAATGGTAAGCGCTTCCTGCCTGCCGCTGACGAGTCCATGGTAACGCCGGAGGGCCGCGTCATGCCTCCTGCCGACTTCCTGCTGCCCAAGGCTGAGCGGGATGCAGTCGGCGCTGCTTGGGGCATCGACCCACTGCTGGTGCAGAACGCCTCTGACATCCAGATCCTCACGGAAATGGCCGCACGGGCTGAACGCTGGACAGCGGAGAATCCAGTGGACGCAGCTCGGGTTAACAGCATCCTCGGCAAGATGCCGTGGCTGGCTTCCACCGGTCTGCAGTTGGCTAAGTCCAAGAACCCGGTAGCGCAGATGGTCGCTGGCGTCCTGCTGGAGAACACCACCGGCGCACTGGGCCGTGGCCGCACCGCCGCGCTGGACAAGAACCTCCTGCAACGCCAGTACGACGAGTACCTCGCGCTGGCCGAGCAGCACTACACCGCATGGCGCAACCGGAACAACGGCAACATCGCCACCGACATCATGTCCGGCGAGCTGCGTGACCGGTTCATGCGTGAGGTATCGCAGGAGATTCGCAGCCGTGCAGATGGTGGGTTCGGTGGCAGCACCGACGTGGACGTGCGCGGGTACGCTGACCAGCTGGAGAAGGGATTCGACCGCATGCGTGTGGACCAGCAGTCCCGCAACACCATTGGCTCTGCCCGCTTGGGTGATAGCTCCCGTGGCTACTCCCCTCGCCGCATCAGCAAGAAGTGGGCGCGTGGTGCCACTGCCGAGCAACGCCGGGCGCTGTCCAAGGAGTTCGCGGACCAGCTGGAGGCCCAGTGGAACGACCGTCCGTTTGCCGAGCGCATCGCAGCTGGCTACGTGGAGCGTGCTCGTCTGGAGGCTGGCGGTGGTGTAACCCCACCTACCAACCTGTACAGCGACGAGGCGACCGACGTGCTACGTGATGTGATGCGTGCCGGTGCTGTACCTGACGACCAGATCGAGAAGCTGCTGGGCAGGTTCAGCCGTGGTGGGCAGGGCTTCACCAAGAAGCGCTTGGACCTCGACCTCGACAAGACTGTTACCACCGAGGCTGGCGACGAGTTCAACTTGGCCGACGCTTTCGAGCACGACCAAGCCAAGCTCTATCAGGACTACGCCCGCCGCGTCAGCGGTGAGGTGGCTCTGGCCAACTTCGGGATCTACGGCCAGCACGGCCTGATGCAGTTGCGCCGCCTGATCGCAGACTTCAACCCTGCTGGGAAGCAGGCCACCATCGACGAGGTGCGGGCCTTCGACCAGATCGCGGCTGAGTTCTACGGCACCCCGCTGCCCGGCACTGGCAACAAGGCCATGGGCAACCTGCGCCTGCTGTCGTCCATGAGCATGCTGGGCGGTATGGCCTTCAACCAGTTCGCTGAGTTCTCCAACAGCCTCCCGCTGTTGGGCCTTGGCGGCGCCCTGCGTCAGGTAGCAGAAATGCCTCGCCTGATTAAGGACGTGGTGAAGGGCCGGGCCAACCCGCTGCTGGACTCCATTGAGCTGGTAGGCGGGCCAATCGGCCATGACCAGCGTGTGGTGTTCCCGTATCAGGAACTGGACGATACCCAAGTGTGGGGCGCTGGCGACCTCAACGCGTTCGACCGTGTACTCCGTGGAGGTGCCCAAGCCATGCCTTGGCTGTCGGGTTTCCACTACGTGCACTCGGCGCAGGTCCGTGGCATGTCCGAGCAGATCGTGATGAAGTCCCTGCGGTACATCAACGAGGGGCGTGAATCCGAGGCTCTGGCCAGCATGGGCTTTAACCCGTCGCTGCGACTGCGGTTGAAAGCCGAGCTGCCCAACATCGCGGAGTTCGACGCGGCAGGCAACCTGACCGCTCTGGACATCACCAAGGCACAGGACGTGGACGCCGCAATGGAGTTCGTGCAGGCCGTGCACCGTGGTAGCAAGCAGATCATTCAGGGCACCTACGTCGGTGAGACCGGCGCGTGGGCTCACAACGACCTGCTGCGTCTGCTGACCCAGTTCCGCACGTTCTCTATCACGTCGATGGAGAAACAGTGGAGCCGCCAGCGTGCCGACTTCGGCAGCATCAAGGCTGTCGGCCTGCTGCTGGGTTCGATGTCGTTCGCCATCCCGATTCAGCTGGCCCGTGTTCACCTGAACGCTGCCGGTCGTGAGGACAGCGACGAATACATCGCCCGCCAGATGGCTCCCGGTATGTTCGCCCGCAACCTGCTGAACTACAGCTCCATCAGCGGTGTGCTCGGTGACGTGATCGACAGTGGTGCTGCACTTACTGGCAACAGCGTGAGTGGCGGCAGGACTGGCGCACAGAAGTCCGCAGCGGATGCGATCCCATCCATCGGCTACATCAACAACGCGGTACAAGCCATTGGTGAGCGTGACCCTCGGGAGCTGCTTCGGTCTCTGCCGGGCCAGAACCTCCCGTTCGTTACACCGCTGATGAATTTCACCGACTAAACCCATGAGGCACAAGGACGTGCCAATGGCCTACTATATGGACACTCAACCCAATAGGAGCGGCTGCCATGCCCGATCCATACTTGGCGTCAAATGACTTTCCGGGTGATGGCGTCACCACTCTGCGTACCGTCAGCTTCAAGGGCAATCGCCCTGATGCGGGTGGCGGAACGGTGCCGTACCTCTCCTCGGCAGACGTTAAGGCTAGCCAGATTACACCCGCTACGCCTACCACACCCGAGACCGAGACGCCTCTGACTGTGACCTACGTCGGACCCAACCAGTTTAACGTGACCCCGGCCTGTCCGGTGGGCACCATCTGCCGCGTGTATCGAGCAACACAGGACGAGTACAATCTGGTGGACTACCAAGCCCTCCAGACTGTGAGCGAGTCCGACCTCGACCTCGCCAACCGGCAGACCATCTTCATCGTGCAGGAAGCCCACGACCTCGCACAGCGGGCCAAGGCCGATATCTCGCAGGCGACCACCGTTGCTTACGAGGCTATCAGCACGGCCAACGAGGCAGAGACCAAGGCTGACTCGGCTATCGCCACGGCGAACTTCGCCCAGTCCCAGGCCGCTGCCGCAGTTGTCACGGCCAACGCGGCCAGCACCACCGCTGACGCAGCCAGCGCCACGGCAGCCACTGCACTGTCTACGGCCAACGCCATCGACGGCAAGGCTCAGGATGCGCTCGACGCCTCCGCTGCTGCTGTAGCTACCGCCAACGCGGCTGCTGCCACTGCTGGCGCAATCGCGGGCACCGCCAATACCGCACTGGCCAACGCCAACGCTGCTGTAGCTACCGCCAACGCGGCTGCCACACAGGCGTCCTCTGCGGAGAGCACTGCCAACGCCATTGCTGGCACGGCCAATACCGCATTGACCAACGCCAACGCTGCGGTCTCGACGGCCAACACTGCGCTGTCTACGGCCAACGATGCACTGGCTCTGGCCAACAGCTTCGATACTCGCATCGACAACACAGAAGCTGACATTGCCCTGCACACCATTGACATCAGTAACATCAACGGCGTCAATGCCACGCAGGCCTCGCAGATCAGTGCATTGCAGTCTGGTAAGCAGAACTTGGACGCCACCCTGACGGGGCTGGCGGCTCTGACCATCGCGGCCAACCAAGTGCCTATTGGCTCCGGCACCGACACGTTCACCACTATCGCCTCTGGCACTGCTGGCCGTGCACTGCTGGCCGCTGCCGACTCGGCTGCTGTGAGTGCTGCCCTGCCGGACTTCTATCGTCGGGCGAACATCCTTGCTGCGGTTGACCAGTCGGGCGGCGTGCCTCTCGGTGGGATCATCCAGCGCGGCAGCAACGCCAACGGTGAGTTCGTGCGGTACGCTGACGGCACGCAGATCTGCTGGGGCCAATACAACCTCGGCAGCATCGCCGTGACCACGGCTGACGGTGCCCTGTTCCGCAGTGGCTTCGTCTCGTCCCGCAGCTTCGCGGCCTCGTTTGTAGGCTCGCCGTCCTGCACCATCGACGTTGTGAGTTCGACTGGTACGGCGTGGGTTACTGAGGGGTCGGCGTTCCCGTCTACCACCGGCACCCAAGCCTTCTTGATCTTCTCCCCATCCACTGGCACGATTTCGTGCTCGGTGATGGTCATCGCAATTGGCAGGTGGTTCTAATGATCGTGAAGATTCAGCCGCAGTACTCGGCCAATAAGCTCGACTTAACCGTGGTGAGCGAACAGGAGATTCGGGTCAACGGAGTCGTGTACGACTTGTCACAGCACGTCATCCGAGACCTGACTCTGCCTGAGTTCATGCCACCGCAAGTCACCAGTGTGGAGGAGTTCGGCAACGGGTACGTCGTTAAGGTGGCCCTGCCGTATGAATCCGACAAAGCGCCAGCTCCCGAGACCATCAACGTCTCGGCTGGCTACAACTTGAGGAGTTAACATCATGTCGCTCGCAGATACTGCTGACGTGGTAGTAAGGAACGCACCGCCCGTTGCAGTAGCTGGGGCGAGCTTCACCGACTGGTTCGCCGGTCTCCCGATGTCCAACATCGTGCAGGTAGTCACCGTGCTGTGGATTGCGATTCAGGCCGGGTTCTACCTGTACGACCGCTTCAAGAGGAAACCGTAATGGCCGCCAGCTCTGACCAACTCGGCGGACTGCACCAGCTGTTTACCCTGTACTGGGAGCAGCGGATGCAGGAAGCCATGGATCCAGACCCGGAAGTGCGTAAGGCTATCAGCGCTGCTGAGCTGGCCGTGATCCGGGCCTTCCTGAAAGATAACGGCGTGCAGGCTGAGGTATCCGGCAACAAGGCTCTGGAGGAGCTGCAAGGCCAGATTGCCGAAGCAACCAAGGGAGTAGTCGGTGCCAATGAACTGGCAGACATCATGGACGACTTCAACAGCCGCATGCCTCAGATCGGAACAATGCAATGAGACAGAAGAACCCTAGGCTAGAACAACTGGAGCTGCTGCAAAAGACGTTCTCTAGCTTCGTGCCCTTCCTGATGGTGTGCATGAAGTTCCTAGGGTTCTCTACCAGCGAAATCCAGAAGGACATCGCCCTGTTCCTCGAACACGGGCCGCAGTACCTGATGGTGCAGGCACAGCGCGGGCAGGCCAAGACTACCATCACGGCCATCTTCGCTGTGTGGTGCCTGATCCACAACCCTAAGCTTCGGGTGCTGATCGTCTCGGCGGGTAACGACCTGTCGAGCGAAATCTCCACCCTGATTTCCCGCCTCATCACCAACATGGAAATCCTCTCCTGCCTGCGGCCTGATGCCAGTCGGGGCGACAAGGTATCGGTAGAGGCGTTCGACGTTCACGGCTCCCTCAAGGGCGTGGACAAGTCGCCCTCCGTGCGATGCGCGGGCGTTGGTGGCAACCTCCCAGGCAAGCGTGCTGACCTGCTGATCGCGGATGACATCGAGTCGCCCAAGAACGCGGCCACCGCTACCAACCGAGAGCTGCTGCGCCAGCGTATCAAGGAGTTCTCGGCCATCTGCACCAAGGGCCGGATTGTCTACCTCGGTACACCCCAAACCGGCGAGTCGATTTACAACGACCTGCCCGCCCAAGGGTTCACCGTCCGCATCTGGCCGGGGCGCTTCCCGAACCAGAAGCAGATGGAGTACTACGGCGAAATGCTCGCTCCGTCTATCCGGGCAGCCATCGAACGGGATGGCAGCCTGACCATAGGCGGCGGGCTGGATGGGAGCCGAGGCAAGCCAACCGACCCGGTGCTGCTGGACGAGCTGACCCTGCAGAACAAGGAGAAGCAGGGCGCCGCGTACTTTGAACTGCAGTACATGCTCTGCACGGCCATCAGCGATGAGGCCCGCTTCCCGCTCAAGGCCAAGAACCTGATCGTGATGCGCCTGAACGACATGCTGCCCGAGTCCGTGGTCCGGGGCATGACCCCAGAGTACCTGCGCCAGTACCAATCCGGCACCGTCAAGGTGGCCGTGAGCCTGCCGCAGGAGGTCTCCAAGCACGTATCCAAGCCGACCCATCGCCGTATGCGTGTGGACCCGGCGGGCGGCGGCGTGAACGGGGACGAGTCGGCCTACGCCGTCATCGACCAGCTCAACGGCAACATCTTCATCCGCGACATCGACGCCGTGAAGGGTGGCTACGACGATCCGCAGCTCGACGCACTCGCAGCTGCAATCGTGAAGTGGAACCCCGACGTTGTTGACGTGGAGAAGAACCTCGGCAACGGTGCGTTCACCAACATCATCCTGCCCCGCCTGCGTAAAGCCGGATGGATGGGCAAGATTGAGGAGACGTGGGAGTCCGGGCAGAAAGAGCTGCGCATCTGCGACACGTTAGAACCAATCCTTGGCCGAGGCTCGCTTATCATCGATGAGAGCGTGCTGGAGAAGGACTGGGAATCCACTGGATGGCACGAGGCGGTCAAGCGCCAGCTGTTCAGCTTCCTGTTCCAGTTCACCAAGGTCACTCGTGATCGCGGTGCGCTGGTGAAGGATGACCGACTCGACGCCCTCGCTGGCGCCATCATGCCACTCGTGCGTGCACTGGCGCAGGACCAGCAGGAGCAAGAGGCTAAAGCACGGGACGCTGAGTACACCAAGTGGCTCAGAGACCCAATGATGCACAACCGCTGTACACAACCCAAGGTTGGAGCAAGAGTGTTCCAATCAACAATTCGCCGGAGATAGAATCATGGCCAAAGCATCCCAATTCGCATCGCCCGGTCGCCTGCGCTCTGCACAAGCAGTTCGTCGTGAGGTGGCATGGCTCCTGTCGCAAGCAGAGATTGCTGTCGCACGCGGGCAAACCCCAGAGGCAGCTTTCGCTGACTTCAAAGCTTTCATCGCTGACGTAAACACCTACGTGTTGGAAGCGGCACCAGAGTACACCATCACTGCTGGCGCACCAACGCCGTCGAGCATCGCCGCCAACAACACAGCGACCAGCTCCGTCACCTTCAACGTGAAGCGCAACGGCGTCAACCTCGCTGGTGCAACCGTGAACTTCACCAAGGGCGGGGCAACTGCAGCCACCAACACCCTGTCGGCTGCCTCTGGCGTCACCGATGCCTCTGGTAACGTCACTGTTACCCTGAAAGGCTCGGCTGCTGGTGTCGGCACTGTCATCGGCACCACCATCAACACCGGTGCCACTGACTCCGTGACCTCGGCCAACATCACTTTGACCTAATAGGTGACCTATGAGACCCCTTGCCAAGTACGTAGCTAGCGCCGTAGTGGCTGCTACCGCGTTACTGGCAGGGGTTGAAGGCCTCGGACTCAAGCCTTACAAGGATACGGGCGGTGTGGTGACGTGGTGCTACGGCGAAACCCGTGGTAAAGTCCCCACCCAGCCACTTACCAAGCAGCTGTGCTACGACATTCTCCGCGAGTCGGTGATCGAAGAGCATGCTTGGGTGTCTAAGAAGCTTCCGGGACTCAACCCTAACCAGTACGCAGCACTGATTTCCTTCTGTTACAACGTAGGCCGCACCGCCTGCGACAACTCTACCCTCTTCCGCTTGATCCGTGCAGGCGACTACGAGGCTGCAGGCAAGCAGTTTGCTCGCTGGCGCTTCGTCGGTAAGCTCGACTGCGCAGTACGAGCCAACAAATGCTACGGTCTGGTGCTTAGACGCCAAACCGAAGCTACCTTATGGAGCAAGCCCTATGTTGAAGTACGTTAGCATCGCCGCTGGCGTGCTCCTCCTCTGCCTGCTGGCGGCCCTATACGGCCTCAAATTGAGCCGCGAGACCGTGGCCAGTATGTCTATACAGGTGGAGGAGCTATCGCAGCGGCTGGAGGCCTCCCAGCGCCTCACAGCCCGTGTCCAGACCCAAGTGGCCAAGGAGAAACTGCGGGCCGACGCCAACCGTCAGGAGTTGAGAAATGCTCTCAAAGAGAATCGTGAGTGGGCTGATCGCCCTGTCCCTCCTGCTGTCGCTGACAGCCTGTGCAAACCGCCCGCCAGATGCTCTCCCGCAGCCGGTGGCGTGCCAAGAACCCCTGATTGACCCTACCCTACAGGGTGGCCTGGCCGAAGCACTACAGGCCTATCAGGAAGCCCTGCGACAATGCAACGCCCTCAATGGAGTATCACCTGATGGCACTGACAATCACTGATCGACTTGGCTCCCAAGGTCAAGCCAAGAGCTTCGACGGCGCCCTGAGCATCACACCACTGTCCAGCGCGTTCCTCGCGGGCAAGTCTTACCGTGCGTATAGGGCGTTCTCCGCTAACACCCAGCTCCGCGTGGTGGCAACCAAGCCCTTCCTCCTAACCTTCCAGTCCATGTACTGTGACGCCGGTGCTGCCACCGCTGTCATCACGGTCGGCTCGACCCTCGGCGGTACGTGGAC